GGTGTTCTTGGTACGCTAACCATTCCAGTAAAAGCCACAAGCACAGCTAAAGGTGGCGGAAATTCAGCAAAAATAAAACATAAGTTCGAGAAGACTTTAATGAAATCGAGTAATTCATAATGCCGTGGATAGCGTCCATGCTTATCAAAGCTGCCTACATGATAGCCTCAAGGCTAATGGTGGCAGGTGTTGGCACGTATGCAGCAATGGCCATTGGGTTTACTGTTGTGGCGTCAGCAACATTAGCAGCCGGCAACGCAGTAATGGGAAGGCTGACCAATATTCCTGAAATTGGTCTTGGGCAGCAAGGCATGTCTATCCTCTCTAATGCCCCATCGAATACTGCTCCTTTACAAGTTGTCTATGGAACAAGACGCATGGGAGGCACAAGAGTTTTTATAGGAACAAGTGATGGTTACGATGACGATGGAGAAATTGTAGGGGAGAACACTTTTCTTAACATGGTGTTTGCGGTTGCCGAAGGGCCAGTCAGTGAAATTTCTAAAGTTTATTTAAACAGCGTTGAAGTGTGGCCCATCATGGACTCAAGGTTTGATAATGGTGAACCTATAAATAAAGCCGTTTACGTTGAAACTTACACCGGGGAGGCTGATCAATCTGCAAGTCAATTTTTGATAGATATATCTAATTCTACAGGCGGTGTTCAAGATGATTGGGCTTGGACTGCTGATCACAAGCTAAGCGGTGTGGCTTACGTTTTTTTATGTCTTCAGTATGACCCTGAAATATGGGCTGCCGGTGTACCTATAATGACTTGTGATGTAAAAGGCAGAATAGTTGAAGATTCAAGACCCACAGTGGTTGGTGGGGCTTTTTCTATTGAAAGGTATTCTGATAATCCTGCACTTTGCATAAAAGACTATTTAACCAATACCACCTATGGGAGAGGTATAGATTCAGCTCTTATTGGCAATACAAGTTTTAATACTGCTGCTGATTATTGTGATGAGTTGGTTTCTTTTACACAAACAGTAGATGGCGTTAATTCAACTGTTTCTCAGAAACGATACACTTTAAATGGGGTTGTTAATACCGCTGAAACAAATATGAATAGCCTTTCTAAGATGCTTTCCTCTTGCAGAGGAGCTTTAGTCTTTTCCGGTGGTTTTTATAAATTAGTTTTGGATAAAGCTACTTCAGCTTCAATCACTTTTGATGAATCAACCATCTTACCCAATTATGAAATCATAAGAGGCGGTAAATCTTTCTTAGCCAATCGAGTTTCGGTAAATTATTTCAATCCAGACTCAGAGTGGCAAGCTGATTTTGCTTTTGAACAGAGTGCTACTTATAAAGAAGAGGACAACGATTTACTGTTAGAGAAAAAACTAGAATTGCCATTTACAACAAACACCTTGATGGCTAAGTATATTGCTCTGCAATCTTTAAAAGCATCAAGACAAAACATAGTAATTAATTTTAGAACCACACAAGCAGGGTTATTAGCCGAAGTTGGTGATGTTGTTTATGTAAGTTTAGAAGCTCCGGGGTGGGACACGCTCAACTCTAATCAAGGTAAAGAATTTAAAATTGTGCAAATAGGCATAGAGGCTAATGATGAGATTATGATTTCAGCCATTGAATACGATGCTAATGTTTATTCAACTCAGACCTTTACTTGGGACACTTCAAGAAACACCAACCTCCCTTCTTTAGGAACGGTTACAGTTCCCACCAATATCACAGCTACCGAGACGTTGTTATTTAACGAGCCAAGAGTAACCAATAGAGTTTCTTTAACTTGGACGAAATCGCTTGATTCTTTTGTGTCTAGTTATGACATAGCTTATAAAAAATTAAACACTGCCATACCAATTAAGATTCACAACGTAACTGGCACTCAGACAAACATAGATAACTTAGACCCCGGCCTTTATTCCTTTTATGTTAGAGCAAACAACAATGCCGGTTTTCATTCTGAATACATAAGCAAAATACTAAAAGTAAAAGGCACAGAAATTCTTCCTCTGGTTAATCCTCCCGGTGTAACCAGTGTTATTGAAAATTTAATATCAACCTTTCAAGGGTCAGGGGTAAAAGCTAAAGCGACCCTTAATTGGGGCGCAGTAACCAATCCTGAATGGGAAGCAATCGGAGTAACGATTGACCATTACAAGGTGCAATATAAGCTCGCGAGCGAGAGTACAAATTGGGAATCACCAGGATCGTCTACAGGTACGTTCATTGAGTTCTTTGATATAAAGCCCGGAGAATACAATTTCAGAGTCAGTGCAGTAAACACAGCCAATATATCCAGTTTGTATGCTGAAACAACGTCAGAGATAAGTGGTTTAACGGCCCCTCCTGCTAATGTGGACAATTTTTATCTAAGAGTTGATAGCGTTGAGGCGCATTTATCGTGGACTCCCACTGCTGATTTAGACGTTAAAGTAGGCGGAACGTATGAAATAAGACACTCGGTAGCTACTAGCGGTGCTGCTTGGGGTCAGTCTATTAGAGTCGGAGATCAGGTTTCAGGCATAGCAAATGCGACCACCATGCCCCTATTAGTAGGAACTTATCTTATAAAAGCCGTTGATTCAACAGGAAATAAAAGCACAGCAGCGACAACCGTTATTAATACCGTAAGCCCTTCCCTTTTTGATAAAAGAACACAAGGAAGCATTATAGACACCACGTTTGCCGGAACTAAAACCAACCTGATTATTGACAGTGATACCGGGGATTTAAAATTTGAAGCTGATACTTTATGGGATTCCATGAGTTCCTACATGGACACATGGGGTCTGGTGGATTCTATCGGAGGAGTCGACAGCAGTGGTTCTTATGAGTTCTCCGACAAGATAGATTTAGGAGCAGCAGGTAATGCAACTCTGGATGGCAGTATTACTTTCACCACCTATTCTACCTCTGATATATGGGACAACAGATTGGGCAATATAGACTCTTGGGAAGCGATTGATGTTAATACCTTTGACGATGTTTTAGCTGAGTTATACATAGCCACAACTAACGATGATCCTGCTAGTGGAGCTGCAACGTGGACAGATTATCAACTGTTCAGCATCGGTAATTATTACGGCAGAGGTTTTAAATTCAAAATGGAAGCCACCAGTGGCGATGCCACGCATCAAATTCTAGTCTCACAACTTACAGCCAAAGCAGAAGTGTATTTTAGGTTTGATTCAGAAACGGTAACCACAGCAACAGGTGGATCCTCCCTAACGTACAGCAATGCTTTCTTAGCAACGCCACAAATAGCTATTACGGCTAATGACATGGACACAGGCGATTACTACGCCATCACAAGCTCCTCCGGGTCAGGATTCACGTTGAGATTTTATAACGCAGCCGGTTCAGGGGTTGCACGAACAGCATACTATTTAGCAAGAGGATATTGACAGATATGAATATGCTACATAGTGTTTTAAACAGACAATTACAAATATTAGAAGGGTAATTTTATGAGTCAAGTCACAGATTATGTCATAGCAAATGCCTCCGGTGCTACCGTTAGGGCAGACATTAACACAACACTTTTAGCTGTTGTCAGTCATAACTCCGGGACAGCCGAACCGGGAGTCATGTACGCCTTTATGTTGTGGGTTGATACAACCAATAACCTTATCAAATTAAGAAACGCAGCAAACAGCGCATGGATTACATTGGGTGTTTCCATTACAGCTTCCAACACCGTTGATATAAACGGTGGAACAATAGACGCAGCAACCGTTGGAGCTAATTCAGCCAGTACCATTGTAGGCACAACCGTTGTGGCTAATACTTCTGTGAACATTGCAGGAGATGGAGCAACCGTTACCGGCATAAAAGACGAAGACAACATGGCCTCAGATAGTGCCACTAAGTTAGCCACACAACAATCCATTAAGGCTTACGTTGATTCACAGGTAGGCACAGTTGATACATTGGCAGAGATTTTAGCCAATGGGAATACCACAGGTGGAGTTGATATAGCGGTATCAGCATCGGATGACATTACTTTTACCGATTCATCAAAAGCTATCTTTGGAGCAGGTTCAGATTTACAGATTTACCATGATGGTTCAGATAGTTATATTAAAGAAGATGGTACAGGTAATTTAATTATTGCTGCTGATGATTTTAGAGTAACAAATGTTGCAGTAAGTGAAGTTATGATAGGAGCAGAT